AAACGTCCTTCTCTTGCCGTCTGCGGTATCTTGCGCTTTCTCAGCTTGTGCAAGTGCTTTGGAAATGTCGTTGTCTTGAATCATCTGCCATTTCCATGTCGCGCCGTCCTGCATAAACCGATACGCGTAGCCAGTGCTCTTCCAGTAAAAAAGATCACCTTCGTGCTTTTTGCGTTCTTCTGTGCTTGTCCATTCAGAAGCCGGTTTGTTCTGTAAAGACGGTTCGTAATCATAGAAGAAGGACTCAATCTGTCCATCAATCTGTGCTTGTAAGCCGGAAAGCGAATAGGTTACAGTATTTGCATAATCCGCAAGTTTACCATCCGAATATGCTTTGCTCTCTGCCAAGCTATCAGATATAGCTTTTGTAGCCGTCTTTCCACCAATCTGTACATGATCACCACTGATGATTACTTTTTTGGTGTCCATATCAACCTGGAAGATTATGTTTCCATCGCTATCTCTGACAGTCAGTGCGCCTGTGTCAATATAATCAGCATTGATACCATGTGCGTACAGAATTTTTGCTATCAAATCGCCTGTCAGAAAGAAACCGTAAGGATATGTTTTGCCACCATCATTGGATACGCCAATGGCTTCTGCTGTGAATTTAATTACATTTTTTGATTCTGCGAGTGTAGGCTTGTCATGCAGATATGTGATAGTACTGCCATCTTCCTGTGTGACTGATGTTTCATATAATCCAGAAGAATTTTTTAAAGTTTCTTCTAATTTCTCTACTGCTTTTTCTCTGGCCGTTTTTTCTTTTTTTACAAGACGCCTTGCCTCTACGATTGCCTTAGTGGATTCTGACTGGAACTTGCTCATTCCTCTGATCGGATCATCGGCTTGAGTTTTTACAGTGGTCTTTCCATTAACGAAACAGGAAACGTCTGTCAGTGGAGTGATATACCTATTCCACTTGCGGTCGTAAGTATATGCCATATCTCCAAACTCAATGAGTGGATTATATGCAAGTTCTCCCGACATGTTACGGAATTTAGCTCCAATTATGGAATCGCCAATTTGAGCAGCTACCGTGTCCAAGTCCGAATCCGCAACAAGGTCGTTCTCCAATTCAAGAACATATCCTGTGCTTCCGTACATGGCTTCATTTTCTCTATTTTTTAGCTTGATTCCAGTAATCACAATATCATCACTAGAAACGGTTGGACTTGTAAAAAAGTCTTTGAGCTTTTCGGATGTGTCAGCTGCTGATTCGATCAGTGTCAAGAATCCATCACTATCAATTGTCCAGTTCCCTGTCGGACTGATAAAACTTTCTGAGTCAATACTTGCGCCGCCTTTAAATGTTACATTTCCATCAGCGTCCACTACTGCGTTGTAATCTTCTTGTGTATTGGAAAAATCCCATCTGATAAATCGCAAGTATCCTCTGCTGTCCAGGCGAGCGTTCGCAGTCTCAAGCATTGCTGCCCATCCAAACAACTGACGAAACGTCATGTTTTCCGGAATCTCTGACACGATCAGATTTCCATGAGCCATGGAGACTTCTGACGGAATACCAAGAGTCTCACACGCATCTCTAACAAGAGTCTCTATTGACTGTGGCAGAACCAGATGAGATATATAAGTTGCGTTCGTTTTATACATATCGTCCAAAGCGGTAAAACTAAGGATTTCGCCATATTGTTCTGGTGTCGTAATTGTATAAATACCTTTATCAATGGTTTCGACTCTGTCTTCTGTCGCTGCTTTTGTTGCCAGAATCGCACCGCCACTCTGGTCAAGAATTGGCTCATAGTTTTCATCCAGCAATTCATCTGTTGTAGCCGAACTTGCTACAGAGGTCTGCATTTTAAGATACGCATGAACTTTTGCCATGTAGAAATTATAGTTTTTCCACTGGTCGGAAGTGTTGTCCAACTCCAATGTCATGGATTTACAAACAACGCAGCCAATCGGAAAGCTGCTACTTTCTGCACAATCGGAAAAGGTGCAGTTTTCGCCCATGATTTCATTTTTGACTGTTTTTACAGTTCCGTCAGGAAAGGTGATTTCCACTTCCTGCCAGACTCTTTCTCCGTCCTGTAGTTTTTGTTTGAACGCATCAGATACATTAATCAAGTGGATTCACCCCCTGCATGTTAAAAGATATTTTTGATACAAATTTTAAGTCTGGAGATATTTCTCCAATAGTTAGGCTTGCTTTTCCAACATAAAATGGGTCAGTTCTCCATGCCATGTGGTAAAGCGACCAATGGTACAAATTGAAAGTTTTTCCTTTTGCGATAATTTTGAGAATTTTGTTTGCTTCTATAACTGGAACGTTTGATGCTTCATAGCTATACTGTTCGACTGTAAACAATGGAGTTAACAGCGCTTTTCCGAACTGCGTACGGTTACTACCTTCTGAATAAGTTGTTTCGAGGTTATAACCCATATCTTTATCTGGCTGATAGATAGAAGATCCATTCATCTTGTATCGCTCTGTTATACTTTTGGGGATAGTTGCCATTCTTCCACCTCCTATGCCAGTTCAAACGGATTTCTTCCACTTGTGCTGCGTCTTAATTTTGCTTCATCAATAATTTCATCAAAGATTGTTCTGCGATTAATCTGAGCAATAAAACGATAATCGCCGCCACCTGTCTGCCGTTCTGCAGTTTCTTCCCGGAAAATCTTTCTGAGCAGTGCTTCCGGTGTCTCGATGTTGTTTCCTTGCTTCTGATCTCCTAACACAGCGAGAAATTCTGATCTTGGAGGAATAACGGCACCTTTTGCAAGATATGGAATAGTTGGAACTCGCGGAAATGTAGCACTAAATCCTATTGTTTTCTTACCAAATGGAGTAGGCACTTCCCACGGTCCGAAAGAAAACGCGGATTCAATTCCACCAATCGCACTATTGACAGTTCCGATCGCTCTGTTAACGATTCCGATGACCTTGTTCAATATGTTTCGAATAGTATCTTTGATTCCACCAAATATATCGACAACCTTATTTTTGGCTGATGTAAATTTTTCCACTATACCGTTTTTAATTCTCTCAACAAGATTTCCTACTGTTGACCAAATTGCAGTCCATTTTTGATATGCGCTGGATTTGACATTATCCCAAATCGTCACAATTTTAGATGCGAGATTCTTAAGACTAGAGCTTATAGCGTTGACAAATGTTGATGTTTTATTTTTAATCCAATCCCATACTTCCCCCGCAACTTCTTTAATCTTGTCCCAATTTTTGTACAGCAAAACACCAATCGCAATGCAAGCCGTTACTGCTGCTATAAAAATTCCACCCGGCCCGACAGCTGTCGCAATAGCTTTGATTCCACCAATGATGCCGCCAGAGCCGGTCATGAGTGCAATAAGACCTTTTATAAAACTTGCTACTGTCGTTATACTTCCTGCTATTCTTGACGCTAGCCCTGCAATTTTCGCCGCCGCAAATGCTCCAATCAAAGCTGCGCCGAATGCTTCGATAATTGGCTGATGGTCTGCGAAAAATCTTGCCAAATCAGACACTAGGTTGATCACTATTGGAATTCCCGTTTCAATCAGCCATTTCAGCATTGGAAGAACAATATTGTTATAAATCCATTCAAGAACATTTCCGATAGATTCCAGAATTGGCGCAAACGTACTTGTTAGATTACTGATAGATTCCAGTAGAGGATAGAAATTAAGGTTCGCCGCCCATGTTGCTGTATCCTCTGCGATTTTTTCAACAAACTGCATAACCACCACAAGGGCGTCTGCAATGTTCTGTATGATCTGCGTTCCAACATTGTTCTTATTCCACGCATCCGCAAAACCGGATGCAATATTCCCGATAGTTTTAAGCACGTTCTGAGCAATCCTCAGCATGGTCGTAAGCATCGTTGTGCCTGTGCCATTTGTCCAGACCTCTACAAGGCTTTTACCTACACTCTTAGCAAGTTTTGCAATTCCCGACAAAGCAATACTTGCCGCATCAATGGTATTCTTACCCTCTTTTTTCCATGCTTCCCGGAACGGTTTCCAGAGTTTTTTGAGAAGGTCAGCAAGTTTCTTTGCGGAATCGCTAATCTTATCAAGCGCGGTTTCACCTTCTGCGAGATTTCCGTAGTCCACATTACCAACTGAACTCGGAAGACCGCTGTTACCTGCTCCACCACTTCCACCAGATGAAGATGGTGTGGAAGATGAATTGCTGCCAGTAGATGTGGCTTTGTGAACTTCATCAAGTGACGAAAGATAGTTTTTTGTTTCCTTATTCGCTTTTTTTGTGGCTTTTGCATTGTCGTTCGTGGCATCTGCCAGTTTCTCTGCATTATCGGCTGCCTGTCCATACTGGTCCGCTGTATCTGCGACTGTATCTGTTCCGGCAAGACCCGCTCCACTTCCGCTCGTTTGACCGGAAGATTTCTTGCCAGTAATAAGCTCCGTGAATGACTTAAATGCGTTTGCCAGAGTCGCCAGTTTGCCGAGAAGAATATTGATTACTTTCAAAACAGGTGTAAAAATATTAATCAGCCCTTGTCCGACTGTTGCCTTGAGGGACTGCAACTGCAACTGCATCACTCGCACCTGGTTCGCCCAGCTGTCAGAAGTACGAATGAAGTCACCAGATGCGGCTGATAACTGTTCCTGCACAAAAGCAAAGCGGAGAGCAACTTTCTCCTGTTCAGTCATTGCAGATGTGGTCTTGCCGTAGCCATTTGCAAGTGCATATTGGTCAAGTGCCGACTGGGTCATTACCACGCCCAAATCTTTTAATGTTTCCGTTTCACCCGTAAACACTGATTTCAGTTTGATATAAGCCAAGTCCTGACTGATGTTGTAGAATGATGCCACATCACCAGTCAGCTGTGTCAGGGCCGTTGACATGTCGTAAGCCTGTGATTCTGAAAATCCGAACGACTTAGACATTGCTCCGAACGTGCCGACATACCTTTTTGCCATAGTTTCAGATAATCCGGCAGAAGTCATGGCGTTCTTTGCGAATTCATTTACTTTGTCAGACATGGTTGTAAATGTAACATCGACCACGTTCTGTACTTCCGCAAGGTCAGAGCCGAGTTCCACGCACTCTTTGCCGAACTGTACTAACTTACCAACTGCAAAAGCCCCACCAATCAGCAGGCCGATTTTTTTTACAGCACTTCCAAGGCCGTTAAATGACTGTTTTATAGCTGAGACACCATTCTGGACACCGGTTGTATCCATTCTGGTATCAATAATGACTGAGCCATCAGCAGCCATGTGTCCACCTCCTAACTATTTGAGGTTTAACATCTCATTCAGCGCATCCTTGTACGCTTGCTCCTCGTCGCTGAGACGTGTTTTTATATCAATAATGTTCTTATTTTCCTGATAGAATTTCTTTTCCCATGTATCGAGCTTTTCGCCCTTTGCCTTTTTTGAACGAATTCCAACTACGGTATTAAAAAGACATTCGCCAGATTCCATAAAATATCCAAAAAACGTCCACCAGTGCATATAAGGCACTGCTCTGATTTCTTTACCGGCAACCTTATTTACCGCCGGGACAATCATGTCTCCATCCTGTTCCCAATCCATCAAACGGGGCTTTGGGCGGTTTGGATTATCGTCCGACTGTCCACAATCGATGAACTCCGATGCTTTCTGACAGGCCTCGTCCAGGTACTCAGCCGGTATACTTTGCCAGTCCTCATACAGAATTTTCAGCATTACCTCCATCTTTCCGTATTCATCCAGCTCCGGGTCGTTCATGGCTATGAGAATATCAATGATCGCACGAAAATCGGTTCTAATAGAAAAATCCACCCCACTTATGTTCAGTGAGGTGGGTAGCTCATAGGCGGTCATTTTGTATATTTCTCCACGTACTTATTGACTGCCGTCTGCATTTTCTTTTTTCTCTTTTCGATTTCCGGTGCGATTGCTTCTGCGATCTTGTCAAGTACGATGTAGGCGAATACCTGACCATTGCCGAATACAGTAGTCGCTGTGATCGGCTCCTTGAACAGGTCTTTTGATGCTTCATATCCGAGCAGATAGTTGATTTTGTCTTCGATCTGTTTGTTCAGTTCTGCCACTTCCTTACCAGATGTGACTTTTTGAATAGAATTTTTAAGCTGGTCAAAGTACTCTCCCAGTTCCTCCGCACGTGCTGCTACATTGATATCAGTCGGGTTAAGCTTGAAAGAAGAAAAAACTTTGTCTTCGTTGTTGGTAAACGTGAATGTAAAAATTCCATCATCAATTTTGGTATTAATTACTTTTGCCATTTAGCATATCCTCCTTGTGTATGTGCTTATTCACTGTCAGCTGTGAATGTACCGGAACTGATATCAAATTTTCCTTTTACACGTTCGCCAACATAGTTGACAGTAAATGGAATCTGATAGCCAGATGTGTCTCCACCGTAGGATGTCGGCACAACGTAGCAGTCCTGCTGATATGCTTCATACTTGCCTGATGTGGCTTCTGTCCAGAGATGAACTTCAACTGCTTTTGTCTTGAGGCTATCGTCTTTGAGGCGTCCGTCTACAATCTTCTGTAACGCCGTGAATAGGTCAGAAGTGGTATCTGCATAAAATGGATCGGCATCAGAAGATACCTCATAGCCGTTATGCTTAAATGTGGATTCTCCAAGAATATTTTTAGATGTTTCGGTATCCGGGTTGAGCTCGATGTTGTACTCTTCCAGGTCCTTTCCAAGACGCTCATATTTTGGTGTCAGCCCTCCGCACAGAGAACCTGCATCAATATAATGAGCCATGTATTTACGGTCAATTTTGCCTGTAACTGCCATAGAAATGTCCTTTCTGCCTATAACTTTTAAAAGGCTGTGTAGGTTAGCGACTATCTCCAATTGATAGCCGGTTGTTGCTTGTTATATTACTTCATAAGTGTTTTCGTAGCGTACTGACAATGGCAATAGCCAATCCTGTACGCCACTCTCCTGCGGTTCTAAACCATAGGAGTTATCACGGGTGATACGTTTTATCACTCGCCCCTGTGAAAGCTCAGGAAACGTGTTTAAGCGTGTCTTAGAGCCATTTATGATAACTGGTTCTCGGCATATCCATTTACCGAGATTATCCAGGAACTTCTGAACAGATAACTTCTGCCGTTCCTTGTCGGATGCTGTTCGGTACACTACATAAAATGGGTACTGACAAATTTGGTGCATTATTCCGCAAACATCTTCTTTTTCTGAATAGACCAACGCCCCGTTGTCTGCCGAGAATGCAATTCCTGATTCCTTGCCGAGTTCCTCAAATTTGATTGTTTCATTATCGTACAGTCCCGGATACTGGTTCAGAAGTGCTTTCATGGCATCTGTCAGAATCTCATATCCAGTTGCATCTTTTCCGATAGGTTTATCTGCCATGTCTGCCACCTCCTGCTTGTGCTTTTACCTTGCGAAGCCATGTGTCACCGTATTGTCGCTTAGCAGCATCGAACCACTTTGCCTGTGCTCGTGGATGAGCCTGTTTGGTGTATTCAAGATTTTCCTTTGCGGCTGTCTGACCAGAAAACTGACTAACGAGAACTTTCTTGGCTCCACGTCTTGCGTAGGGGCTTCCAGTTGCTTCATCAACCATTCCTTTTCCCTCATACAGAAAACGCCCATAAGGAGCTGCCGCCGCACATACTTTCCCAGTTCCTTGCAAGGATGCACTCTCAGCTCTTGTTCGGTTGATAAAGTCCCCTGTAATCATCGGCATAAACGGTACCATACTGTCCATGACCATTCCGTCAAGGAGATACTGAGCTTCTTGATACTGTCTGGAGAATCTGTCCATATTCAGCTTGATTTTCATATCTCCATCAACTACGGAGAACCCTTTAAAATGATGAATCTTACTCATATTACTTACCCAAAATTTCAAAATGCGGAATCAGTGTATACGGACCGCCTACACTGGTAATCTTGAACACGTTATCCTTATTTTCATTCATGTACTGGTAGAATCCATTTCGATAATCGCCATCGGTTACTATTCCGCCAGTCCATTCCCCCTCCCAGAAGAACGATTCATCTGAGAATGTGATAGTATCTTCCAGAGCGTTGTTAATCTGCTGTTTCCACTCTTTAGGCGGAACCCATGGAAGAATCTTGCCGTCTTTATCAGTAATGGTTATATCACCGTTCTGGACAGTATAACGAACATGTAACTGTGCGTTGTCAGTTGCGTCTGGTCCGTACTTTTTAAGGATTGCTCCTTTGTCGGTAATGAGGTCAACGCCGGATAAAACATGAGGGTACCAGTACACATCTCCAGTCGTGGCTGATTCGTAATAGTTGAAAATCGTCACAATCTTGCTATACATGATATCCTCCCTATTTTCTTATCCATTTTTTTGATTTTCCATCCCACCGAAAACCATTTTCTTTAATAGTATCCTTTATAGCAAATGTCTGCCCGGATACAGATTTTACATTTTTCCAGTTAATTCCAAAGACTGTGTCTCCGCGTGCTCCCGCCTTTTCCTTGTATGTTAAATATACAGTTCTATTTGTCGATGCTGTTTCATTTCTTTTTACCGGAGTTGCATATGCGAACTCAATTTCCCCATTTTTTCCAGCTTTTGCGCTCAATACAGTTTCTTTATAATATCCAGGAGAATAACCTTTTGGTTTTCTGTAAACTGTTTCGATTGTTTGAATCTTTGCGTTTTTCTCGAATACCGAGTTTCCGCCAAATCCGCTCGCTCCTCCTCTACCACCCATTACACTTCACCTCGTTAAATTTGTCAGAAAATGCCTTAATTCTAACAATATTACCCTTACACTCTTCCGGTACTTTTCCGTAGAAAATAATACTTTCTGGATGCAATCGTTCAATCATAGCATTATAGCCAGATAAGAATAGGCGTTTTTTGCCTAAACTGTTCATGCATCCCACCGAAGACACCGCCACAGTTACGCCCTCTGGCTCACCGTCAAAACACCATTCGTAAGAATCTGGCGTACTCCATGAGATTGTCGGAATTACCTTGCAACCGTATTCTTGCAGGTACGCACCAATCCAATGTTTGCGATAATAATTATAAATCTGGATAGCTTTTGGAAAATCGGTGTAGGTACTAAAATCCGGTGTCAGAACGTACCGAAATTTGCTCAGCTTATCAACATATCTGTCTGGATTCCTCCATAATGCGTCAAACTGGTAATCATCCAAGAAGAAATGAACCGCTTTCTTTTCTGGATTACTGCATTTCCCTCTGGCATAATTGAATCCGACAAACTCGCAGTTACCCTCGAATAATTCCGGTTCTAACTGCGGTATGCCGTATTCACCAACGCCGGGAAAGATACGGCGGTTTAGATTTTCGTAAGCTATACTGGTTTCCCGATTTGCCATTATTCTTTCTGCACTGTCTGTTTAATAACCTGATTCACGCCGGTAGCCGACAGCCCATTAAACATACCGACTGCAACTGCCGTAATATAATCCGTTGCCGGGAAATCCGGGATAATTCCCATTCCGACTGCTCCAAGAATCCCACCAATAACCGCCATGATCACTGGAATCCATTCATCAGAGATTCTTTTTGATGCTTTACAGCCCATTCCTACGATATAGCAAATCATAACGATTGCTACACATGAGCCTAATGTTGAAATGTCCATTATTTATCACTCCTTAATGCCTGAATAGCACTCATAAAACCGGCAGTATTTTTAGCCATTTTCGCAATGTTTTCAGGCTTTTTAAGTTCTTCAATAGTTTCATGGAATGCCTGTTTCACTTCGGGGTTTTCTCTAAATATCTTTTTCATATTTTCTCTTGAGCACTCAAGACAAATATCTGTACTCCAATGTGGTTTGAGTTCTTTCCCGCATTGTCTGCATTTCATATTCACACCCCCGCATAAAGAACTGGTATTCCATCATCCGTCCTTACTCCCATCAGAAGCGGTAAAGCTGTCTTAAGAAGCAAGTCGTTCGTTTTCTGTACATCTCCGGCGGCGGCATACACTGCACTCCATTCCTTTGCACCTGATGCTTTCTGCTGTGGCGTTGCATAAGAGATGGATTCACTGCCAGATGATACAGATGTTACAATGCCTGTCGTGCTACCACCGGACCCGATTGCGGTTGACGTACCGCTCACAGCGGCATTGGTAGCATTCTTCTCAGCAAGCTCAATCTGATACATTAATTCAGTCAGTGAACAGACCGCCTTTTTAATACGTTTCTGTGAACGCTTATCAGCTGGCAGTCCGTCCACCAAATTATTAAATGTCAATGTATCAATAAAATCGCTGGCTCTGGCTGCCAGACGATCAAAGTCAGCTTCTGGCACGACATTGCCATAATAGGATTCTGTGTAAAAATCATAATCTGCATAAGCCATGCCAGCTACCTCCTAATCGATCATCATTTTGCTGTTACGCTTGCGCTTCCGGCATTCAGTGCCTTGTATGTTCCGTCACACTCAACCACTGTGATTTTCTGCCCGGTTGCCGCTGTGATATCGGCTTTTCCATCCCAAGTACTCCAGTTTCTGAGATTCTGTCCGTATCCAACAGTTACTGCTTCTGTTGCAACTTTGTATTTATATACGTTGTTGACATTTTCCTTAGCCGGATTTACAGTGATTTTTGTATCACCACTCTCTGTCCCAGCCACGGAATTTACTGTCAGAGTACCAAGTGTTGGTGTTTCATCAATGGTGATTACTGCGATTGCATCAATGTACTCCGCAAAAAGAGTAAGTCCCATAACTGCGAACGCTTCGGACACTGCTGTGTGGTAGTTACCCTGTGTATGGAATCCGATCAGGTTTGTCTCGCCAGATACGGTGTATACAAGACCTGCTCTTGCGAAATCAGATTCGTTCGGGTCAACATAGTACAGGACGATGTTATCAACAGGAGTAGCGATAACCTGTCCTCTCGGGATTTCACTGTCAGACAGTAAAAAGATTGTATTGAATCCCATAAAGTCTTTCATGTACTGGAAGCCGAACTGGTTCTGAATAGTGATCTCAGCTGCTCCGAGATATTCATATACGTCCAGAATGTTCACAAATCCAACAACGCCAGTCACATTTCTGTGCATCTGTTTGAATTTGTTTTCAACACGGCCTTTAGCCATTGCCAGAGCCATCTGGAATGTAGTTTCTGTGGAAGTAAGTGTACCGGTTTTCAGATAATCATAGAATCTGCCGGTAACATCAGTCTGAAGCTGGAAAAGGAACTCGTCGTCAGTCATCTGAACAGCGTTCTCGTAACCGTGATCCTTGATTGCTTCGATAGATACAGCCTTTGCGTACTTCTCGATAGTCATTTCCGCATAGTTCTTTTCTTTTACAGTAAACTTGCTGTAAGGGATTTCCTCACCCTCACCAACATTTCCGCTCTGCAAAGTACCCTCTGCGTATTTGGACTTGAGTACAGCACCTGGCTGTTTTTTGATAGGTCTCATGATACCCAGAATATCGCGTAAGTGCTGCCAGTTTCTTTCGAATCTGGTAACAAAATCAATCTCACGTGCTGTGACCTGAATATCATTAGTCATAATAAGATTTGTTTTTGCTGGCATAAAAAAATCCTTTCTACCCATAATTGTTAAGGTATTGGGTTAGCGGCTATACTCTGGCGTATAGTCGGTGTAAAAAATCACTGGAATAACTGGATATTCTGAGCAATTGCAGCCTGTCTCTCGGACGGGTCTTTGATTGCTTCGATATCTTTCTTGGTCATACTTCCCGGTGTCTGCTGATGTCCAATCCGCGCTGTTGCAAATCTCGCCTGTTGCTGCTGAGCCTGCCGTTGACTTTCATCTACAAATGTATCAGGTTCATCCTGTTTCATCTGTTCAAGTAAATCATTAAGTCCAAGAATCTTTCCGTCCTTAAGCTTAAGACCAGCTGATTTGATATCAGCAGTAACAGATCTTTTAGCTGCTGGAGATGAAAAATTAACATTTTCCAATGCAGTTTTAAGAGCATCGTCAAAATCTCTTTCGTAGATTTTCGCATTGAATTCTTTCTCTGCGTCCTCGGCTTTCTTCTTCCATCCAGCAAGCTCTGTCTGAATATTTGCCGGGTCGATACCGTCAAAGCCTTTTAAGGTTTCTTCTGCTGTCTCAGCACGTTCCTTCCAGCTGTCGCGTTCTCCTTCGACTTTCGACAGAGTTTTCGCTACTTCTTTAGCATTCTTGTAATGCTCAGAGAGTGCTTTTTTCACATCTGCCTGCTTGTCCTCCGGGATTTCAATTCCAAATGATTTTAATGTGTCAATAAGTTTCTGCATAACATCCTCCTGGTCGTGTTTATTGACCTGCCGCCGCAGGTAAATGGATTAAGCCAGTTAGACCACTGGCAGGGTAATCGGAAAGGGTGGACTCGAACCACCGACGTCAAGGACTATGCGTCCTCCGCTCTCCCAACTGAGCTACATTCCATTATGCTTTTCGGTCTGGACACCAGATAGCAGGATAAGCAATAACCTTTTCTCATGAGATAAATTCAGCCGAATCATAGACCGCCTGTATACAGACAGCGTAATTCCGACCAAATTAATTGCAGGAGACGGATTTGAACCGCCGTTCTCAAGAATATGATCCTTGCGAGATTCCACTTCTCCATCCTGCCTTAACCCGGATTCCCGGGTTAGCAAGGTATTTTACGTGCTATGCCTAAACACGGGACGTTCGGGCTACGTCAACACCGCCTATACGGTCGCACACCTCTGCACGGGTTGGATTTCACTGTTCAGTTATATGCTCACAAGGAGGTATGCCGCCATGCACTAACGGCAATGGTACGTGTCGGAAATTGCATCCGCTTTTCAACCTCCAGGTTCCGCCCGAACCTGTTTCTGTTAAGGACACGCGCCTAAGAAAGGAGGAATCAATGAAAAAATGTCTATGTCAAGTGGCTACAACCACTTACGAATCTTCCTTATGAATACATTTTACCACAGAACCTCCAAAAAGTTGTGGTACATGTTTTGACTAATTAGAGCATATCACGGAGCTTTTCCACGTATCTTTTAACAAGATCACGTTCCTCCCGGCACTCCGCATCCTTGGACATATCGCTCATTTCTGTTGTGAGTTCGTCCAGATGTTCTTCCAGAGCGGCAAGCATCTTCCTCTTACAGTCCTCAGATTTGCCAGAACGATAGCTCTGTTTCTGTGTCATGTAGTCATCGTAAGCGTCTCGTCCGTCAGAACGGCTGTAATGCCCTCTGACATAATGTTCCCCACGTCTGGCATAAGAACTGCCTCTGTCGTAATCCGGCATCATTCTGCCATCATTTGAGCTATATCTCCCCATGCTGTCGCGCTTTCTTCCACGTTCGCTGTAATCTTCATTGTAGCCACCACGCATCTCATCAAGGACAGTATTGTAATATTCCACTTTCTTGTCCCAGTACTGCGTATTCTTGATATCTTTATACATATCAATCAGTTTGTATGTCATTTCCAGATTTCCAGTGGTCAGCCCACTGTCAGCAATTTTGGACAGTTCGTCTTCAATTCTTGCACATAAGTCTTTAATGTCTCTCATAATCACACCTCCTATGCTTCTCTGGTCACAACAATGTTTGCGTTCGCAACAGAAACAGCCTGATCGCTTGTGTTCTCTACTGCGATATTAACGCAACATCCGCGAGGTACATCAATATAGATACCAGAGGACACATTGTTATACTGGTCTACTGCTGCCGGTGTGGAAATCATCTGTGAAGATAATACAGGCTCGCCAGAGATTGCAATAGCCAGAGAAATAGCTCCGACAGTACCGCCTGTTGGAATTGCGATATTACCAGAAAAATCCACGAAGAATCTAGCCTTGCACTGGTTAGTAAGTCCTCTCAGCGTAATGATTCCACTTCCCTCCCTGTGTTGAATGCAGTTAGAACCTTTGACTGCTGTGTTTGAAAATACTACGTTTCCATTTGCTGCTACAGTCTGAGCAGCTACATTTGTAAATTCTGCCATAAAAATACTCCTTTCATATCACAAAAGGACAGGTCTCAGCCTGCCCCTCTGTGTAATACGGCATAAGCCGACATCCGAATCAATCGAAAGATACTCTCGATATGAAGTTGTTAACAATTACATCCGGTGTTGCATCCGCATCCGTAATATGTGTTCGGATTAGGAACCTGATATGCCGGAATCGGTGCTGGATTAATCGCATTAATGAGCTGCTGTGTCTGAGAAGCCATTGCAGTTGTGAGAAGCGCACTCTGGCGATCCTGAGAAGCGGCACGTCTGAGGTCGTTATTTTCAGCCTGGAGATTGGATATCTTCTCGTTGCACAGGTAATCAAGGATTGCCCTTGTTCCGGCGTTCTGGCTGTCGATAATGTCTCTTGTGTTACTGTTCATGGTGTTCTGCAATGCACAGGTATTCTGTGCCATGTTGTAGTTTATGCCCTGGATTGCTTCTCTGGTTTCGCAGCAGCAGTTTGCAAGCTGTGCCTGGAGTGCATTGGTATTCTGCATATTTGCTACAGTGTCAGCATTAATAGCCTGCTGAATGCCGAAACCAGTCTGCATGATGTTTGTGTTGATTCCGTTAAAGCCGGTAAGCATACCGTTATTCATAGCATAGAAGCCATCACACAGGCCGCTATTGATTCCGTCAAGCTTGCTGATTACAGCGGAATTGTCGAATCCTCTCTGAATATCTGCCTGAGTAGCTGCTGTAGCTACATATCCTCCGCCGTTTCCATTATTGCCCCATCCGTTGTTTCCCCATCCGAAGAAAGCAAAAATAAATAAAACAATAATCCACCAGCTGCCATCTCCACCAAACATGCCGTCATTATTTCTGCCGTTTCCAGTAGCAGCGGCAATATCTGCTAAGCTATAATTTCCATCCATAATATAATCTCCTTTTTGTGTATTTACATCAATCTGGCCAGATTGTAATGTACTATTTCATTCCTTTCAACATGCGCTGGAATTGCCCTGCCATCTGTTGAACTTGATTGAGCTGCTGTTGAGAAATCTTTCCAGACTGCAACATTTTCTCGACTTCTGCTTTCGGATCTCCCTTAAAATTCTGTTTAAACTGCATAAACTGTTGTATCATCTGCATTGGTCCGTTTCCCTGCGGCATCCCGCCGCCAAGTGCGTTAAATAATGGATTACTCATCTGCATTTCCTCCCTTGGTCGCTGATTCCTGTACGGTATTAGCCCTAACAGGTTCAGAAAATGAATTTAATCGGTTTATGATAACTTCGTATTTGCCTTTCAAATCATCGTATTCCTGTCGAGTAACATATTTACTGTCCATGTTCTGAACAGGCTGCTTAGGCGGCATCTGAGAACCTACCTCGTGGTATTCAAATGTCCGCAGTGGTTGTGGCATACCGGATACATCTGTGGATTTTATGTAGAACTTTTCACTTTCGCTGTCCATCAGCAAAACACTTGTCCCGGGTGCTACCAGATAGGATTTTGCGCCGACTTCGCCGGATACCCACAGGATACCGCTATTATTCTGCTGTGGTTGCTGTACTGGTTGAGTTGGAATCTGGACAGGCTGTTGCTGGAACTGGTTCATCTGCCCAGGAACGCCAAAGCTATATTGATAAGGATTGTTATATAATGCCATCTTATACACCGCCTTTCTGATTATATTTTTACATAGATATATCAATCTAAAAAGTTCGAAAAAGTGTCAAAAAAGTATTGACATATCACTCACTGGGTGGTATTATAATATCAACAAGAGGAAATAAGGAATCATTTAGGAGGTAATCATTATGAAGTATAACAAATCAGAAATCATGAAAAATGCATGGAGTATCGTAAGACAGTGTAAATGTACTATTTCTGTAGCACTTAAAAGAGCATGGGAAAAAGCTAAAGAAGATCTCAAGCTCGCAAAGCTTGGCAAATATTTCAATACTTTCCTTGATGGATGCGAAGTTCTTTTTAACCTTGGAGACGGAGTTGTTTCTGGAAATACTTTTAATTGTAGGAAAACTTTAAAAGAATTTGGGCTTAAATGGAATCCAGACGAAAAATACTGGTATGGAAGTCCTGAGAAAGTTGAAGATATCGTGAGATATCGCGTTTTATAATAAAGGAGGATTAAAATGAAAATACAAGGAATCGGAGTCATTAGTAAGAAGGTAGCGATAAAATCATTGGGGCTTGATCGAGACAAAGAAGGCCGTGAAGCTCTTAGAAAAGGGATGTTTACAGCTGAAGAAATCGGAGCAATGTACAAACTTGAACAGGTCAAAAAGGCATGCAAAATTGGAGATTGTGTTGAAACCTTTGCGCGCAATTACAATCGTATCCCGGATGACCTAAAAGAAAATCTCACGCCGCAGGAACTGGCAGAGCTGGTTGAAGCGTTTTATAAATGTTATGGAGACGGAAAAAATGCAAAGTAAAAAGAGCTAAGCATGCAAAACTAGCTCTTTATACCTAAAATTATTATTTCAATCCGTGGTGCCCGGAATCGTTAGGCACTCCGCTTACAGAACATCCCTCTGTAAGTGACAAAGACATTATACCACGAAGGTAAAAATATAGTCAAGGGAGGATAATAAAATGACGGGCGAAGAAAGGATTAAGCAATTAGTTGAAAAAGGATGGAAAATAGTAAAAGACGAATCTACGTGGTGTCGTTATGTGAAATTAGAACAGGAAGTACCGAGAAAAAGCCGAGATTCGTTCGGAAATTCCACTGGTGAAGACTGGATGCAGACGATACATAGACAGGTTACCATTTTTGACGATGGCGATTGGGAAGAAACGAGAGGTTAATATATGGATGTAAAGGAATTAAGGAATTTTACAAATCTGAGCCAGCAAGCTTTTTCTGAAAAATATGGTATTCCTAAAAGAAGCATAGAAAACTGGGAGAGTGGCAAGCGAACTCCACCAGAATATGTTATAAAGCTACTTGAAAGAGCTGTAAAAGAAGATTTTTGTTAAAAAAATGGGAGAGGGTAGAAAATCCTCTCCTTACTTTTTAGCATACTTTAATTATTTTATTATTCACCCTCCGGCTTAACCGCTTTGCTGTTGATATGCTCACATTCATCTGCTCAGCACAGTATTCGAGAGTGCGTTCCTGGCATCTCAACCGGAACAGTCTTTCTTCGTCCGGTGTGAAATTGCACTCTATCAAGAACCTGTCTATATCTTTTTTCGTGAACACATATAATTTCATGAGCATACCCCTTACTAATGCTAACGTTGATTCTGTGCAAGATAATTTGTAAGCTTCTGTTTTGTTTTTTTTAATTCCTCGACGTTATTTCCACTAATCTGACTGTCCAACATTGTTGATAGCACTTCCAGAATCAATGAATCACGTTCCGCAATCCTCTGAAGACTCTCGTAATCTCGCTTATCATGTTCTTCCAGTGTCTCAACTCGCTTGTTGAGTCGAAATGCCGGAGTAATCCATTTAAAAACAACAGCTGCTGCCCCTCCAATAATTGATACTCCTCCACAGATTGAAAGAAAAAACTGAATAAATTCCTGTATGCTCATTTAGCTACTCCTTTTCCCAGTAATATACCGGGACTTCATTTCCGGAATCCCATGTATCATAATATTTACCATCTTGTACTGTCACCACATGACCATCTATGCAGAGAATGTATGTGCCTGTCTGATGATCTGCGCAAAAATCATTGACTGTATAGATATACCGTTCTGATTGCTCAATCAGTTTGCGTCTGTACCCATGTTTGTAGAGGTACGCTCCCCAAACGTAATTAGCTGATGGCATATCTGACAGAGTACATGCCTGTATCATTAATCCGGTAAAAACCGTTTCCCAGTCGAAGCCGGTTGCTTTACATATTGCCCGAACAGCACAATCTCCGACTCGATTTCCAGCAGGATTCGGATTGTAATATTCCCATCTATCCATCAGTCAATCCCCTTTGCTGTCTTATATCGTTTTGCCGCTCCTCTGGCTTTTGCGGCATTCTGGTGGTTCCACTTAGCAATCATGAGTCGGTCTTGTAGCTCCCTCAGGTCGTTCTGCTTGCAGTAAGCCTTGTATGCAGCATTTTGCTTCTGCAAAAGATAAGACTTCCGGTCAAGGTCTTGCTGGAGTGCAAATCTCGTCTGTTCGTCCTTGCAGTTGTCAACCGCCGTTTGCATTCCAAGGACTTCTCTCTTTGCCTTTCGGATTCTTCGCTCGTAAGTACGTTGCCGCTGTTCCTTTTCGTACTGCTTTCCCTTGTTGGCTTTGTCCTGCGCTGATAGTTCTGCATAGGGATTAAATTCTCCATCACTGGCTCCAAAACTATGCCGACAATTGACCCCTGACAGTCCACTTGCCGTTCCATATCCGGTCAATGAGAACGGTGGAAATTTCTTGCTCTTGCCAGAACGAGAGTATATCTTGCCTTGCCACCATGAGTGATTTCCGGGATTCTGACCACCGTCACCCGTTCTGGCTCCCATGTGCGCGCTGACCAGAACTAAATCCCAGTTCATTTCTTCCATGCGTTTTAGGGATATATCTCCGGTAGCCTGTGCCACACCAGTTCTGACAGAACGCGCGACTGCTGTTTCAATCGTATCTTTTCTGCCAGATGGATATGTGACAGTAACACCATCACTCACAACGTTATTAACTGCTTCTTTAATAGCTTGTGTATACCCGACTGCCCCAGACATTACATGATTATATGCAAGGTCACATTGCTCGATATAGAGCCTCTGAGCGGCGCTTGCGGTTGTTCTTGTGAAGTTCTTCCACTCGCCCATAGTCGCAAGCATATTTCGCTCCATGAGCCTTATCATAGCCGGTGACTGTTCGAGCGGTACAGGGCTTAATCCTGCCGCCTTATATACCTTATCATCATAGTTCATTGCAGTGATTCCAGCATCTTCAAACGCTTCAAGAAGTTCCTGCTGTTCACGTTTGGTATATTTGGATAATTCTGCCAGAATGTCCTCTAACAGTTCACCGGATTCCTGCAACGTCCTGATTCTCCACGCATCGGCATTAGTCAGAATATAATCTTCACCCCTGCCAATTCTTGCCATCATTCTGGATACAATTTCTCCAACAATGTACTGATGCAGCTCCTCAGCAATCTGTTCGCTGCCTTCTGTGATTCTGCGCAAATACTCTGGACTAAGCATAATTATTCCTCATCACCGAACAAAGTCGGTTCTTTTGGCTGTGCTTCTTCAATCATTGCTTTAGCTTCTTCCTCTGTCATTCCCTCGAATTTCACGAAATACAACCATGCCGGTACTTTATTTGTAATAACATACTGCCACCATCTTGCTCTGTCTTCATCTCTATTATAGGTGATATCTCCGAAGTCGTAGGTCACCTCATATGCGCCCACAGGAGCCATGCCGTACAGGTCTGCAAACACATTTAGCGCATAGATGACTCCGTTCAGGCAGTCTTCCAACTTGTCGCGCACATCCTTGATAAATCCGATCGTTCGCCTATCATCCGCTTCCACCTGCCTAGCCGTCACCATGCCGGTTTTTTCATTAAAAACAAAGTACCCGTTGGAGAATCCAATCTTATATCCTATCTGGTTTAAAAGGGCATTTATGCCGCTTATACGGGTATCTGTGTTGAGAATTGGGTTGATTTCCTGATAGAACTCTTTCTCGTCCTGTCCGAATACATTCTTGACAAAGTGCGGTAAGTTCATCTTGTTCCGTCTGTTTTCCATGCTTTGTGGCGACATGGCTGATACAGGCGTGCCGCTTGGAATCAGTAGTCTATCATCTGCCAGAACAATCTTCTGCGAATCAAAAATCTCTCCGGCGTTTCTGCTGTATGCAATGTCAAAATCCTTTAATTCCTCAATTGCTTCTGCAAATATCGGCAATCCAAGAGGTGTACTGATATCCACATTGTTTGCCTGCGGTGTCCGCAGTACTCCGTACAGAGGCCCGTCCAGCTTCTCACCGTTTGCCTTGAGTATCGGCGGCGTATCTGCCATTAGGTCAGCCCACTTGGTCTGCTTAAGGTCGATTCTGTCACCGATTGACTGAGGGGATTTTGACACATAAGCTCTGTTAGAAACGTAGTACGGATAAGTTGTTACGCCATCTATTGTAATCTCAGCAAATCTATGATATTCAAGCCGTGTGTAGTATTTTCGTCCAACAGTATAAGAATCCTTGAATATAATCCCCTTGATCTCCTGATTGTCGTAATCTACAATCATCACATCTGCTGGGGTAAATACGTCAAGGCTCTCCCCGTTTGGTTTGATAAATACCGTTCCATAAGCACAGCCATATTCTACCCAGTGCCGGATTTGGAAATATACTTTGTTAATCTGCTTTTGTAGCCATGTAGCCCTTGTGGAACCGTCTATCTGAATGCCGATCGCCAATGTTGTGAGCCGAGCTGTCTCTGAGCAGACAGTTTTCGCAAAATTGATCGTCTTGATGTTATTCTTGTCATCTAGCCATTCCGGTACTCCCCTGTAAATGTTCGCGCACCGGTTAATCAGCGATTCCATCTCTGGAAATTCTGCTGCCTGGATATTAAAATCCTCTTCGGCTTGTTTTTTGAAAATCATATTAAACCACCTTTTTAGCGTTGTTATAAGTCCCATTTAGTCACCTGCTAACTGTTTGCTACGTCGAACATCCATTCCCGGGGAAGAAGCACCGAGCACTCTCTTAAGATATCTTTTCGAAGTTCATCAAGTGGGTATATTCCAGCTTTTATCAGCATTCTGATTGAATCTTCAATTACTGCCTGTTCCTCATAAGTATATCCCTCTTTTACATCTACTTTATCTTTTAAAAAATCGCCAAGTTTTTTTCTACAATATTCTGATAGTAACATTATGCACTGCTGCCCCTTCTTCTCCATAATGATTCTGTTGCATATCTACTCGCATCAATCAAATGGTTATCTTTGTCTGGATAACCACTAATGATATTTCCATCCTTATCCCTTTCATATTCATATTTTTTAAACTCCTTTCTTGCGTTCGGAGTTCTGGCAGGATCAAATACAAGTTTTCGTCTCTGCAGCCACTTCATGGAGTATTCAATGCTTCCAGGTCCTTTGATTGCCGCTTTTGCAGGTAATCCAAAATCTCTGTAATCATTTACCGACTTAGGCTCTGCACTATCACTTGTGATCGTGTAGTCATCATATCCGCGCCGCTTAATTTCATTTGCAGTCCATTCATTTGATTTTTTATTCTCATATATCTCATCGATGAAATATATCGTCTCCCTGGCAGAATCGTAATGTAATCGGATAAATCCATACTGATCAGGGAACCATCCCCAGTCATTGCCCTGATAGATTCTATCAAAGCGACTAACTTCTTCATCTGTGATGGTTCTTTCTTCTATAAAGTCAAAAACATTTCCACCATTTCCATTCGCTACCCCGAGATATTCGTTCTCGTAGGCAGCCGGATTAGTTTCTTTCAAATGTTCTGCGTCTGCCAGGAATATATCTCCAAGCCATTCCTGTTCAATCCCCAAATCAGTGTAGGTGCTGTGTACAACCATTGCATTTTCATCTTTTTCTTCTGCTTCTGCCGTATATTCATTTGCCCAGTTATTTTTACTTCTCGGCGGGTTGAATGATTTGAACTTGTACGCTTCGTTACCACCACGAATCGCAGACTGCTGAATATTTCGTATTTCTTCTGGACCGGCAAATTGATCAAGTTCCTCAAACCAGACAATGCCGATATAACCAAACTCCGGCTTGATGGACTTAATCTTCAACGGATCATCAGCACCACGAAAGTATATCTTCTGTCCAGTAGGCTTATATGTAATCTCCATAGGGGACACTTTACAGGTAAATTCCTCTGACAGGTTCAGCTTATCCAGTGCCCATTTCATCTGAGCATAAACAGAATCTTTTATTGTGTTCCCGACTTTTCGAAGAATCAGAGCGTGCATGTTCGAATTATTCTTCAGCAGTTCCGGTATAATCAATGATATTGTCGATGACTTCATGGATCCACGCCCGCCGGGGAGAATGTATTCGCTATGTTTCTTTTTCCGGATATCTCTAATCATTTTATGAAATACGTCCGGGACAATATCCAGATCAATATGATATTCACTTTGTAATCTGGCTTTTTCTTCTGCTTTCCGCTGCTCTTCTCTGGCTTCTTTTATAGCAAGCGTTTTTTCCAGATCATTCATGGACTTTAGCTGGTCGGAGAACTCCGGAGCGAAACCGAACGAATCTTTTAGCTCACCTCTTGCGATCATGGAACGGCGCTGCTGGATTTCTGCCAGAGACATGATGTCAGTACATTTTTGTTTCTCGATTTTAGCCTGCTTTTTGGCTATATAAGATAAAACCTTATCATTTCTTATCAATCTATAGCCTTCCACTTCATAATTTTTATATCCAGATTTCCTTGCGGCATCAGATGCATTTCCGCCATTTTTTATATATTCTTTTACAAACGCTTCCTGTTTAGGCGTTAAGTTCATCTAATCACCTCTGTCTATCCTCATTTTCTGACTGCCTCCCATATTTCTTTTAGGCACATAACCACATCATACTGGGATGCAGTTCGTAATATTTCATAATCGCAATCTTTCCATTCGCCACGTTTTGTTGGTCTAAACACTGGTGTTGATATGATCGTTACTGTAATTAATCGTTCCTGTTCGTGGCTATAGAATTGTGATGTTCCGATTTTTATGACTAATCCGGTGGATAATATAGCTTTTTGAAGTTTTCTTGTAACTGCTTTTAAGTTCGCCATATTATCACCTCATTTCTGGCTATAAAACCCCATAGTAACACTTCTGAGTATATTCTATCATAGGTTGGCAGAAAAGTTGTGGTACATGTTTGAGGAATTTTGCACTAAAAAGAGCCGGTAAATACCGACTCTCTAATTTTATTCATTGCTTTGTAATTTTCTGATCGTCTCACCCTGATCTCCCGGACACCCCATGAAACGCTCCGGGCAATGCTCGTAAAATGCACATCTGATGCAGTCATGTGGACTGATTGAGCTGCAATATTGATGTAGTACTGTGAATGCTGATATAGCGAGCTGTGGGGTTGTTTCTGGTGTAGGGTTGTTATTCATTCTTCATTTCCTCCAACTGTTTTACTGCTTTTCTATAATCCCTATTCGCAGACCGGAACATCATCAAGAGTATTTCAGATACAGGCCTTGTCCGATTTCTTCGCTTTGCTTTTTTGATGCATGTAAGATCATTTGCTTCTGGTACATATATTCCTACATAATGTGGAATTTCAAGGGATACCGCAGCGCATACATATGTCGGCATAACCAGGTAGTTATAATCACCAATAAAATTCAACCCATGACCAGAACGAAAATCTTCAGCTGATGATTTAACCTCATAACAATAGCAGTCACCTTTTTCTATCCCGGACACGCTATTATTCACCGGCACGAACCGCATATAATCCACCCTTACCGCATGATCTGTCGAATAATCAAATGTCACTTCTTTCGCCCAATAAATACGTGGATCATTGTGAGGATTTATTTTCTTTTCAAGCATGGCTGATAATTCTGCTGTAATCTCAGGTCTTGTCATTTTGAATCTCCTCCAACTTCTTCTTAGCTTCTTCACGGGTGAGGAATACGGTTTTACCAAATTGGTTAGCATAAAAGCTTACATTTATAGACGAAAGACAAGTTGGACGCACATAATATTCTTTTTTACTATCACATTCGTATTCACATCCACTACAACTGTATTCATCAAATCTTGATCCACATTTCGAACAAATCGTCCATCTGGAAGATATGAGGTATATTTCTGCGTTCTTATTAGCTGGCAGTCTCACAAGCAATCCCTGTTCTTCTAAGTCTTCATAAACAGCAAGTTTCGTAAGAATTTTATCCGCAAACGGTTTTAATAATCCATCCGTAATTTCTTCTTTTGCAACTCCTGTACCATCAACATTTCTTTCTCTTTCTGTTAATCTCTCCATCTACTTCACCTCTTATCGCTTGCTTTTTATCGCTCATTTTCATCGCTTGTTTTTGTAATTTCTCTCAAGCAGGCATTCCAACCGTCGGCAAATAAGTTTTTCTGCACTTCGTAATTGCTCACGGGTGCAGTTGTACTTTTCTTCTCTGGTAACAGCTTCAATGGACACCAATCAGGTCTTGATTTGCTTTCGTAATCATAATGTTCTTCTGTCATCAGAATTACATCATAATCTAAACAATCGGCTAATTCACAGTATCCCTCATATTCAAGTTCGCCGCAGTATTCAGTTCCGAACGGGCAATCGTAACAGTTTTTCGGTGTATCCGTCACTAATGCTGATTTTCTCATTTTTCTCTTTCCTCTTTTCTATAAGAATGCTCCATACTGTGCAGGATTGATAATATCTTCCTTCTCTCTGGTAGCATCTGCGTATCCGAGCCTTCCATTCTTTCTATTTTCTTCTTTTGTAAACATGGTTGAAATGTCTTTGCCTTTATTCATCTGATTCCTCCTGTATCTTAGAAAGTGGTTCAAATCTTCTTTTCTGCTTTACATTTGGATATTTCTTTCTGTCCACATCACTCGTAAACATAGTCAACGGTCTGCACCATGTTACAAATGGGTATGCAAAGCACTTGTAGATCACCATGATTTCATCAGATTCTGTATGTACTGCGATATCGGTGACAATATAGATTCTTCCTTTGAAGTGTTTATATCTTCTTCCGACCATGCTATCTTTTAGCTTCCCTAATGTCCCAACTGATACATTGCTCATTCAGCTCCACCGCCTTCCACGATTTTAATAGCATAGTCTATAGCTCTATTCCATTCCAAGTCCTCATCATTGGAAACAACACGAAATCTGTCCATAAGCGATTCCGTAACTTTTTCCGCATCAAAAGCTGTTGGCTGCTCGTCAATCTTTTCAAGGATCTCTAAATCATCAGAATATGCACAATGTATCGCATGTTTCAATTTATCTGCATCAATTAATCTGCCCATCTTTCATCCTCCCACACTCCCAACAACCGCATCCTCTCATACAGTACAGCGACGGTCTTGCGCCTGTATCCGTAGAAGTCTTTCGGATTCATCGGGATATATCTTTCTTTGCTGATTTTCCTGTAACTTTTCCGGTGTAAGATATTTTCGATAACCATATCCGCTATCACCGTGTTTTTCGGGCAAGCTGACAAGGCAGCACTGGAAAGCAGGTATTCGTGCTCTGCCGGGAAGTCTTTCAGCATCGTATTCAGTTTTTCTATGTCCTCTGCCGGAATACCGTAGTCTTTCAGCTTTTTATTCCTTGTCAGCATACCGTTCTCCTTTCTAATCGTCTGGATGGTGCTTATCGTACATGATAGCTACGCATATAAGACCAGCCACTCCAAATATGATTCCAAGGGTGAATCCTAATAAGAATGTAATCATACTTCTTCCTCCTTGATATAATCTTCGCAATCTTCCGCATATTCATAATTGTCCATATCATCACATCTGCACTGGCAGGAATCCTGTTTCTCACAACAAATGCAGCACTCTGTTTCACCGTGCGGGCAGTCTATTTTACAATATCCCATGTTCAGTCCTCATTATATAGTTCTGGTAGTGGCATCCATGCAATAACTTTATACATCTTCGTTCCACCGTGCCCGTCTGAATATTTATCCCATTCAAGATATCCATATTTCTTTTCGTTCCAATATCCGGCATCACCAAATTTCAAATAACTCGCAATTCCCATGAATATTTCAGGTGTTCCATATACCTTTTCAAGAGTTACAAGACACTCTCTTTCATCTTCCGGTAATCTCTCACTGACTGGAATCCACCCATTTTCTTTCTCACCATCTATATTTTCGATGAAACCCATGATTTTAAGTCCGAACTCATATGCAGTTCCCTCGAAAGGTATTCCGCAAGGATTTATTGTCCGTTTTATGTAATCGTATATTTTACGTTTATCACTCATGCTTCCACCTCACTGTCCTCTGGCATCTGAAAGACCACTGATTCTCTTATCACTTCCGCATAACCTTTTAAAACTTTAATTCCAGCAGCTACGCTCTCAGGAGTATCATAACTTCCTGTGAATGCCGTAGCGGACATTCCTGTACTGATGATTTTTGTTGCTTCAAAATCCATATAAGCATCCTGAATCATATCCAGTACTTTCATGGCTTTTTCTTTTGAGGAGTACATACCAAGTCTATATCTGTTTTCATCCTCTAGGCTTGAAACAACAAAACCCTCGTCATCTCTCACAATATAAGCTACAAACAAATTGCTAAAGTTTAA